GGCGGAACCCTCGGCTGCCGTTCGTTAGCTGAACAGTTCTATTGCCACAGGAATGAGCTTTGACGGCACACCGTTCTCTGTTAAAATCCGGCGTCGGACATCGTCGGATTTTTCGTGGTAGAAATCGTCATACACATCCTGCGCCCCTCTCTTAAAAGGCACTCGCGGTACAAAGTTTTTCGAGGAGGCTACGGCATGGGCAAAAACAAAAGCGCCGATGGGCGACGTGGTGACACAACGCCCATTACGGACTTTGAAAAATTTATGGTAGAAGCGTATCGCCGCATGGACGCGGAACAGAGGGCGTTCCTGCGGGCTGCGCTGGTAGGTGCGCTGACAGGGAGGGCGTATGTGGATCCGTAACGAGGTACACCGCCGCAAGGACGGCGGTGTGACCGTTAAGCCGATCTTCATCTGCTGGGAGAAAAGAAAGCCCCGCCGCAAGCGGCGGGACAATCACAGAATGCGGCGGGCGCTCATTCGGCAGCGCCGCGGTCGATGAGGAGGACAGAGAATGAAAGTGTTTGAAAACAGAACGCCGGGTTATGTGAGTGTTCGCATCGAGCATACCACGGAAACGGCGCAGGAAGCGCGGGAGGTCGTGCGGGCAGTGAAGGAACTGCTGAAAAAGCAGAACGCCCGCCGATTGCACGACGGGCGACCGGCAATGGCGTACCGGATCGAGAGCGACGGTTAGGCGTCGCTCTCCACAGGATCATAGCCGACGGTGAACTCTTGATTATCCTTCCAAGCTTCAAAGCTGATGGCGTCGGGCATGACACCGTCGGACTCGGAGAAGGAAACGGTCACATGGGTGCAGCCGTCGTCGGAAATTTCGGTTATGCGCCGCAGTAATTCGGCGACAGAAACCGTGCAGGAGTCCATTATCTCACCACCTTTCACCGCCAGTATAGCACGGCGCAGGGGAGGGCGCAAGAGATAGGACGTGCCCGGCGGGGCATAGGATGGCAGGAAAGGGGAGTGACAGCATGGCGAAAAGGGAACGGCCGCCCATCACGGTGAAGGCCTTTGTAAAGGTGAACGGCGTGGAGACAGACGTGGACACGCTGGACGAAGCCCGGCGGGGGCAGCTGGCGACGGCGATCCAGGTCACGGTGCTGAACACCTTTTTTGCCGGACGTGCGAATTTCTACCCGGCGGAGGCCGGGAGCAAATAATCAACAACAGGAGGAAAACGACATGAAACACGAGACTTTGACCATTTGGAGCGCGGAGGACTTTTCCTGCCCGGAGAAGCTGGCGGCACTGAAGGTGGGCGACGAGGTCGCTTTCAACCTCAAGAACGGCAAGGAGGCCGCCTTTGTGGTGGCGGACATCACCGACGGCATCCTCACCGGCTGCCTGTACAAGGGCGTGCGGGACATGACCATGTACGATGGCCGCCGCTGGTGGAACGCCGACTATGTGAACTACCCGGAGAGCGACGCCAGAGGGCGCCTCAACGAGGAGTTCCTGCCCCTGCTGCCGGAGGAGCTGGCGGCGCTGCTGCTTGCGCGCACCATCACCCAGACGGTGGACGGCGAGGCGTACAGCTGCACGGACAAGCTGTGGCCCCTGTCCGCGGTGGAGGTGTTCGGCGAGGACGCACCGGACTGGATGCAGCGGGACGATACGCCGGACAAGCCCCTGCCGTTCTTCGCCGGGAGCCAGAGCAACCGGAAAACGTACCTGTGGTATGCCTGGCTGCGCTCGCCGAATGCCAGCAACAGCAGCGGTTTCTGCTTTGTGTACACGTCGGGCGCCGCGAACTACTACAATGCCAGCTATTCGCTTGGCGTGGCCCCCGGCTTTTGCATCGACATCAAGGCCAAGACGGCGGAGCCGGCGCAGGACTGATCGGAGAGCTATCCCCCGGCGCAAGCCGGGGATACGAAAGGAGCAGAGCATGAACAAGAGAAAGAGCCGGGGCGCCAAGTTTGCAGAGGGAGAGCAGGCAGTGTGCCTCACGCCCGCGGCCGCAGAGCGAAACGGCGGGCACCCGCCCATAGGCACGGTCCTCCGCGCCACGAAGCGAAACGGCGCGTGGGCCTATCAAGTGCAGGTGCGGGACACGGACCGCATCGAGACATGGACAGAGGCCGCGATGGGGAGGCTGCAGGTATGAGTGCCTTCGGATGGATATGCGCCTATATCGGCGCGGCGTGGCTGGCCGGGGCGGCGCTGAAATGCGTGGAGGCGCTGGGCCGGTGACGGAGACACGGATGGAACGGAACCGGCGTGCGCGGGCCTATAGCCGCGCCTGCCGCATCCGGCGGCTGCGGAGCGCCCTGTGGGCGGTGGCCACTGTGCTGGCGGTACTGCTGGCGGTGGAACTGGCGTGGCTGCTTGGCAGCAGACCGGCGCCGGAGAGCGCCGCGCAGGAGCCTCAGGAGATAGCGGTCCTGCTGGAGCCGGAGATCACGGAAAGCGCCGGCGTGTTCACGGTGACAGGCTACTGCGCCTGCTGCACGCCGTACAGCCACCTCAACCGCTGCGGAGACCTTGTACTGACCGCCAGCGGGGAGTGGGTACACCTTGGCGATGCCGTGGCAGTGGATCCGGACATCATTCCGCTGGGCAGCACCGTGACCATAGGCGAAAAGACCTACAAGGCGCTGGACACCGGCGTGTACGGCTATGTGGTGGACATCCTCATGTCACATGAGGATGCCGCCGCGGCCGGCGCCAGAAGGGAGCTGGTAACATGGACAACCGACCTAAGACAGGGAGAAGTGCCGAGCTGAAGCCCTGCCTGCACTGCACCGAACGCTACGTCGGCTGCCACGGAAGGAACGAGGACGGGAGCTACCGGTGCGGGAAGTATGCCGAGGTAGAGGCCGCCAGGGCCGAGGAACGGGTGAAGCTGACCGCCTACCGGCGGGAGAAGGAGATAGACCGCTACCAGCGGAACAAGATCAACGAGTACGGCGCAAAGGCTGAAAAGGCCCGGATGCGCGGAAGGGGACGGTGAGCATGGCGGAGGGAAAGGGCAAGAAGGCCGACTTTCTGTGGTGGGTACAGTGCGAGGGCCACTACGACGTGCCGGTGATCGCCCCCAGCTGGGAACAGGCCACGGTGGAGGCGGCACACCTGTGGGGCGTGCCGTGGGCCAAGGTGGCCGCCCGGTGCGAGCTGCGGGAGAAGCTGCCGGTGGTGCGGAACGTGTGCCAGCGATGCGGGAAGATCTTTCACGGCTCCGGCCCGCTGTGCGACGACTGCATCAGCATCATCCGCATAGAGGAGCAGCGGAAGGCCGCCGCCAGAAAGGACTACTTCCGGCGGCTGTACGCCGGGCACTGAGAGCCAGACAAGAGACAAACAGACAAACAGGAGGAACTGTGCGATGAACGAGTATTTGGACAAGGCGCTGGAGAAGCTGCACGGCGCCAAGGCACCCACGGGCCAGCGGGAGGCCATTGTGTTCAAGCCGGTGGTGGCGGCGCTGGAGGACTTCTGCCGGCAGGACGCGGAGTTTGCCAAGGCGGTGGTACAGGGCGGCAGCGTGGAGGAGTGCGTCAAAACCGTGCTGAAGGGCGTGGGCGGCAGTCTGAGCGACCTTGAGGCCTACAAGCGGGCGGCGGCGTTTTTCTTCCCCGGCTGCGTGGTGACCATGAAGCTGACCATCGCCATGTGCGAGCATGACGCGGCGCCGGCGGCACCGCAGGAGCGCAAGGCCGTGGTTCTGGATCTGGCGGACTTTTGGTGAGCGCCATGCAGGACGAAAAGGAGAGGGCCTCCGCGCTGGAGCGACTGGCCCCGAAGCCCACGGCGCAGGAGATGGAGGCGGTCAACGGACGGTTCCGGCACTTCCTGTTCAAGCGCTGCGGAAAGGGCGAGATATGGACTACCTGCTGCCGGCGGCATACCTTCGTCGAGCCGGACACGAACAACGCCGACGAGCTGCGCGTCCTGCGAGCGCCCCACACGCCGGAGCCACGGAACGGCTGGGACAATTCGCCGACGGTAAAAAGACGCTGCAGGTGTCCCTACTGCGGCGCGGAGGTCACCGTGAAGGAGCTGCGGTACTCCGGCGGGCGGGCCAACCTGTGGAGCTTCCGGCGGGCGGTGCTGCTGCGGCAGTGGCGCGGCGCCCTGTGGGCCACGGCGTGGACCTGCGAAAAGAACTACAGCCGCGTCGGCATAAACGGGGAGCCGATACTGACGGCGCTGCCGGAGATGAAGCTGCTGGGCGTGTACCGCTTCGCACCGGGCGTGGCGGAGCAGGCCACGCGGCCGTGGTGGTGCAGCGGCGGCACCCCCATGAGCTACCACCGTCAGACCGCGCCCGGCAAGAGCAGCGGGCGCAAGGGCGGGATGTGGCAGATCCACTCGCCTTACACCTACTGCGCCGAGCTGGGCGCCGGCTATGACGTGATCGGGCTGCTGGAGGCGGACAAGGGCTTTATGCGCTGGTGCGGCCTGAGAAAGATACATCTTCCCTCGGACGACTTCATTGAGCTGCTGACGGCGTGCTGCTTTTACCCGCGCCAGATCGAAATGCTGGTGAAGCTGGGGCTGGAGGACGCGGTGAAGGACCTTGTGGGGCGCGGTGTAAGGAACGCCGACGTCATCAAATGGGACGCGGACAAGCCCAGGGACTTTATGAAATGCACGCCGAAGGAGGCAATGGCGGCGTGCTCCACCACGGAGCCACTGCGGGTGCTGCGGCTGTATATCCGACACAGGGACACGCCGCTGAAAATGACCATAGAAACCGCGGCGTGGATCGCAAAGGCGACCATCGGCCGCGGCGAGGAGAACTACGCCGTGCGCCTGCTGAAGCGGCTGGGTGTCACGGCGGAGAAGCTGACGGCCTATCTGGAAAAGAGCCGGGCGGCGCTGCGCTCTGTGCAGCCCGGCATGGCCACCCGGAGAGAGGTGCTGCAGCTGTACAAGGACTATCTGGGCGCGGCGGAGAACTGCGGGATGGACATGGAGAACCCGCTGATCCTCATGCCGCGGGACCTTGTGGAAAAGCACGACCGGGTGACGGCGGCGTGGAGCGCCATACAGCGCCAGCGCCGGAAGGCGGAGGCGGCAGCGGCGCAGAAAGCCGCCGAGGAGGCCTACAGGAAGCGGCTGCACAGCCTGTCCGAGAAGTATCTGTTCTGGACGGACGACTTCCTCATCCGCGCACCGGTCAACGCCGACGAGATCGTGGAGGAGGGCAAGGCGCTGAAGCACTGCGTTGGCGGCTACGCGGACCGGCATCTGACGGGCGCGACCACCATCCTGTTCCTGCGCCGGCGGGACAGGCCCCACACACCGCTGGCGACCATCGAAATGAACGGCAACAGGATCGTGCAGGTGCACGGCTACCGGAACGAGCTGGAGGGCTGCGCCGACAACCCGGACCGGGAGAGCGCCCGGAAGCTGTACGCGCCGATGCTGGATCCGTGGCTGAAATGGCTGCAGGACGGCAGCAAACGGGATAAGGACGGCAGGCCCAAGCTGCCGAAAAAGAGGACAAGGAGGAACGCGGCATGAGTATGTACGACATGGTGAACACGGTCCCGGAGGGGTACTCCGAGGGCGAGGCGCTGCGCGAGATGTTCGGCGAGGGCTCTATGGACGAGGCATTTGAGGAGCGCGACATCGACGTCATCACGGAGGAGATCAACTTCTACAAGCAGCAGGCCGGCATGGCCATTCTGGAGATCGGCAAGCGGCTGGTGGAGGCCAAGGCGCAGCTCTCCCATGGGGAGTGGCTGCCGTGGCTGGAGAAAAAGGTGGAGTTCTCCGAGCGCAGCGCACAGCAGTATATCCGGCTGTGGAAAGAGTACGGCAAATCCGCAACCGTTGCGGATTTGGGTGTGCGGAAAGCGTTGGTACTGCTGGCTTTGCCGGAAAATGAGCGCGACAGCTTCGCCGGCGAGACACACGCGGTGGACGGTGCGGAAAAGACCGCCGCGGAGATGACGGTGAAGGAGCTGGAGAAGGCCGTGGCGGAGCGCAACGCCGCCCGCCAGGAGGCGGAACAGGCCAAGGCGGACCTGTACGCTGCCCGCGAGGCCGCCAAGGAGGCGCGAGACCATGTGGAGGCCCTGCAGGGAGAGCTGGAGGAGCTGAAGAACCGCCCCACGGAGGTGGCTATCGAGCAGAGGGACGCCACGGAGGAACAGTTGACTGCCGCCCGGCAGGAGGCCGAGGCCGCTGCCGAACAGAGGGTGGCGGAGCTGGAAAAGGCGCTGGAGCAGGCCCGCGGCGAGGCGGCGGCTGCCGAGGAGAGAAAAGAGGCCGCCGAGGCGGAGCTACAGGACGCCGAACGGGAGCGCGACAGCGCGCTGGATGCCGCCAAGGGCTACAAGGCCGAGGCGGAGGCCGCCCACAAGCTGGCCGCCGCGGCCAGCAATGAGGGCATGACCAAGTTCAAGGTGGTGTTCGATCAGACGGTGGAAAACGTGAACACCCTGGCCGCGCTGCTGCAGGCGCTGCCGGACAGCCAGCAGGAGAAGCTGCGGCGGGCGCTGCTGGCGCTGGCCGACCAGGTGCGGAAGGTGGGCGCGTGACATGGCGGAGCACTGCGGAAGCTGCGTGTGGCGCTCCGGGCGGCCGGAGTACAGGTGCGACTTCGCCGGAAAGACGGACCACACGCGGAAGGCGGAGTCCCCGGACGGGTGCACCTACTACCTGCGGGGCGACATCGTGACGGACGGCCGGACGGCCCAGCGGCTGTATCGCAAGGTCATGGCAAAGAGAGAAGCGGCGGGGCTGGCGTGAGCCGCCCCGCACCGCCCTCTTTTGAAAGCGGCTGCCCGGTGAACGGGCGGCGGCTTTGAGGAGAGGAGGCGAGGGTGTGAACCTGCGGAACCCGAAGGAATACTGCGAGAACCTACTATGGATACGCACAAAGAAGCAGACGATGGCGCACCTGCGCTTCAATGACGCGCAGAACAACCTGTACGGCGTCATCCGCCAGCAGGCGGCGCAGGGGAAGCCTATCCGCCTGATCGTGCTCAAGGGGCGGCAGGAGGGCATCTCCACGGTGACGGAGGGGCTGATGTTCCAGGACACGGTGACGCGGCCCAACGTGAAGACGCTGATCGTGGCCCACGAGAACACGGCCACGGCCAACCTGTTCAAGATGAACAAGTTGTTCTACGACAGCCTGCCGGCAGGCGCGCAGCCCATGCGGAAGAACTCCAACGCCAAGGAACTGGTGTTCGAGAACCCAACCAAGGACGAGAAGGAGAAGCGCCGCCGGCCGGGCCTGCGGAGCTCTATCCGCTGCCAGACGGCGGGCAAGGGCGGCGTGGGACGAAGCGACACGCTGACCAACGTACATATCTCCGAATACGCCTTCTGGCCAAAGAACAAGGACGAGCTGCTGCTGGGCATCATGCAGGCCGTGCCGGATGAGCCGGACACGATGGTGGTCATCGAGAGCACGGCCAACGGCTACGACCACTTCAAGACGCTGTGGGACGACGCGGTGGCGGGCGCCAACGCATGGACGCCGGTGTTCCTGCCCTGGTATCTGGAGCCGGGGTACCGAAAAAGCGTGCCGGAGGGCACCGTGTGGAGCGACGAGGAGGAGAAGCTGCGGCAGGACTTCGGGCTGGACGATGAGCAGCTCATGTGGCGGCGCTGGTGCATCAAGGCCAACTGCGGCAACGACGCGGCCATGTTCCGGCAGGAATACCCCAACACGCCGGACGAGGCGTTCCTCCTCAGCGGCGAGGGCTACTTTGACAACGCGGCGCTGGGCCGCCAGCGGATGCACACGCCGGCGCCCGCCTCCGTGGGCTGGTTCGTATTCGACGAGCCGACAGAGCCGGGGGACGCGCCGCGGAACTGGCGGTACGAGCCCGGCGAGGCCGGGGCGGTGCGTATCTGGCAGGCGCCGGAGAGGGGCGTGCCCTATGTGCTGGGCGGCGATACCGCCGGTGAGGGCAGCGACCGCTTCACCGCCTTCGTGCTGGACAACCGCACCGGGGCGCAGGTGGCAGAGCTGCAGATGCCCCTGTCCGAGATACAGTATGCCCGGCAGATCTACTGTCTGGGCCGGTACTACAACGACGCGCTGACGGCGGTGGAGGTCAACTTCTCCACCTACCCGGAGAAAAAACTGGAGGAGTGGCACTACCCGAAGCTCTACCAGCGGGAGCGCTTCGATACCTTTAAGAATGTGATGGTCAAGTCCCAAGGCTGGGTGACCTCCCCCAAGACGCGGCCTCAGATGCTGGCCACGCTGCACACGGTGATGGACGAGGAGCCGGGGCTGGTGGTTTCGGCGTGGACGCTGGGCGAGATGATCACCTTCGTCTATGACGAGAACCGCAAGCCGCAGGCGGCGGTGGGGGAACACGACGACCTTGTGATGGCGGCGGCCATCGCCCACAGCGTTCGGCCCCAGCAGCGCTACACGGCGGAGGCCGCGGCGGCGGACCGGCGGCACTGGACGCAGGATATGTGGGAGGACTGGCGCCGGGCCGATCCGGCGACGCGGAAGCAGTTGGAAGCGGAGTGGAAGCACTCCGGGGAATAAAAAACAGGAGGAATGTACGAAATGGATTTCTTTAGTGTCGTGTGCGGCGCGGCATCGTTGCTGTGGCTGGCAGCCGGCGCGCTGGCGGTGGAGGATCACTGGCGGCAGCGGCGTCTGACCAAAAAGAGCGAGGAGGCGCTGGACAAGCTGCTGGAGGAGGTGTTCTGCGATGAGCAAGACGACTGAGCTGGTGGAGGCGCTGCGGTGTTCGGCCGCACCGGGCGGCCCTGCGGATGATGCGAAGTGCGAGGGCTGCGCCTACGGCACGCGGGAGGAGTTCGGCGGCGAGGAGCTGGTGGCCTGTGACTGTGATCGCATAGTCATGGATGCCACGGCCAAGATCGAGGAGCTGACAGACCGGTGCGCCCGGTACGCCGAGGAGATCGCGGTGCTGCAGGAAAAACAGAAGTGGGTGGACGCCGGGGCAAGCCAGCCGGAGTACGGCGTGCCGGTGCTGGCGGTGGCCAGCGGCAAGGCCGGGAACATCACCCTGCACGACGCCGTGGTGTTCGCCACGTTCTGGGATGGCTGGGAGTTGGACGACTACCCGCAGGCGGAGGACGTGACCGTGAAATGGTGGCGGCCTATGGTGGAGAGCCCGGAGGGAACAGAGCATGACGGATAAGGAACGGATCGCTGAACTGACCAAGAAGAACGAGGCGCTGGGGCTGGAGCTCCACGCCGCGCAGGAGGACCTGCGGAAGCTGGACGCCTGCGAGGTGTGCGGCTGGTGGGACAGCGCGGCGTTCAAGTGCCGCTGCCCGCAGGAGATCAGGCGCGGCGCGGGGTGCTTCAGATGGCGGGGCCGGAAGCGGGAAAGGCTGTGGGAGAATGTGTAAGCACAAGTGGATGGCGGAGTGCCTGCGCTGCGGGTGCATCCGCATGAAAAAGGAGATGCGGCCGCTGTTCACGGCCCGGCACAGCAGCGCCGCGCACCGGCTCATGGGCTATCTGTGCGCCGACTGCTGGGCGTGCTTTCTGGACGCCAACGAGCTGCCGGATCCGTGCTGAAAGGAGGAATGGGACATGACCGACAAGGAATTGATCGCCAGCTTGAAGCGGCTGAAGGTGCAGACCGGAAGCCTCGTCTGCCTGGGCTGCGGGCGAGAGCATAACTGCGGGATCCATGGCTGCGCCATTCTGCGGGAGACCATTGCCTTTGTGGAAAAGAAGCTGGCGGAGGACAAGAGCCGCAGCGTGATGGAGTACCGGGATGGGCAGTAAGCTGAACCCGCGGCGGGTGCCGCGGACACAGAAGGACGTGGATGCCGCCTATGACCGGGGTATCACGGAGGGCCTGCACCGGGGCATTGAGCTGATGCTCTACGTCCTCATCGACAAGCACGAAGCGCCCATGGACGACGTGCAGCGGCTGGCCCAGGAGCTGAACCACGCCGCCGGGTGCGTGGCCGAGGGGTACGTCACCTGGGCGGACATCCGGCAGATGTTGAAGGAATATGAGGTGGAGGTGGTATTAGAATGAAGTCGAACCGCGAGGAAACGTACAGGAAAACGGTGCGCTGCCCGGCGTGCCGTGGCGTGGCGCCGCAGGGCTGCCCGCGCTGCGGCGGGGCGGGGCTGGTGGTAGTGCCGGAAACAAAGGGCGACGTCCTCCGGCGGATGTCGGACCGGGAGCTGGCGGAGGAGCTGTTCAACTTCCGCTTTGACGGCTACGGCAAGGCGCAGGGCGCGGAGCACCTGCAGATGTCGGTGGACGAGATCGTGAGCAGTTACCGCACGGCTCGTGATCCTAAGCGGCAGATCGGCATTCTGGCGGAGCTGAACGCGGTGACGCCGCGGGAGATCCGGGAGGTGCTGGAGGAGGCCGGGGTGCTGGTGCTGAAGCCCCGGAGCCACGGCGGCGGACGTCCCCTCAGCTTCGATGCCGCAGCAGCGCGGCAGATGTTTGAGGCGGGCCTCACCGATGAGGAGATGGCCCGGAAGCTGGGCGTGCCGGAGAAGCGCCTCGCCGACTGGCGGCGCCGGCAGGGGCTCATGCGTCCAAAGGGCGGGCCGTGCCCGCCGCGGAATAAAGAAAAAACGGCTCCGGCGGCTGTGCCGGAGCAGAAGG